TTTATCTTTTTAAATATTTCAGAAATCGCCTTTTTTATTAGAGGAGCCAAAAGCGCAGACCCACCAGCAACCACACCCAACACAGTAGTTGAAATAAGCCCTTCAGGAGTGCCAATAAAGCTTTCTCTGAATGGTACTTTTTCCCAGATTGGGTCACAAGATCCATCGGTACTTCTTTCATATTTTACCAATCTTTCGATTCTTTTATCATTTCTGTAATCACCTGGCCTAAATTGTGGCTTTTCAGGTGGGCAGGGTTCATATACTACTTTCTTATCTTTCTTTGGTTTTGGTTGTGTTACGTTTGTATCTTTTTGAGTTGGCGCAGTATTAACAGGAACTGGCTCTGTATCTATTATCTGTGCAGGGTCATATGTCATCGGAGTGTATGATGGTATCTCACCGTTTGAACATACAGTATATGTGCCACGTTTATCTGATATGAGTAATGATGGATTGCGTGTGATTTCTAAATCACGGTGATATAAATAACACCCAGGCAACTTGCCTTCCAGTTTTGGTTTTGTAAAATATGGTGCATCTGGGATATCGATTGTCGGAAGTTTTATCTTAGGTATCTTTATTTCAGACACTTACTTATCAGAAAAATGTTTATACATTGCAAAAGCACAAGCTGAATAAATTAAAATTGCTAAAAAAGCACTAAACAAAGGTAAAAACATTTATTTATTAAATGGTAGAGATGGGCCTGTTACTTTTGGTAACTCCTGATCTAATACTTTTGGCATCATTCCAGATACGTTGTCAAGGATCTCATTCATGACTCTAGCCTTGAACTGTTCACTGGTAACAAAGCGGAAAGCGTAGTACGAACCGCCTAACATTGACAAGGTAAGAAATAAAGACAACAATGAAGCTATCTGACAAACACGAGCAAACATGGTTAAAGAAGCTATCCTCCGAGCAATAAGTCATACCCTCATTATATCAATGTTACTTATTATTCCAACAATAGCACCTTTATACTTGATAACCTCTTACATGACTACCAAGGTACACCAGAAGTCACAGTAGGAGTTTTAGATTCTATTATTTGTGCAGCAATTTGTGTTTCAATAGCTGTTACCTCATCAGACCCTATCGCAGCTTTCGCCCATGCAATAGCATTATCTTTTGTAATATCTTTATATGCCGTAAAAGATGAAGAATCAGCTTCAGCAAGTCCTACAGAGCCATAGGCAGAGCCACTATGAACGACAGCCGAGTCACCACTTCCTACCGTTTCAGAATCGCTTGCAGTCCAGTGAACAGTAGTAACTACATCAGACAAACTGCCTACAGTTTTTGTTGCATCTAAAGCAGCAATATCCCAAGTAACAGCCATAATAATTAGTTTTTTTTTATTTTACTTTGATTGTACAGTTTGCACAGGTTCACTAACAACATCAGCTAACTTTGCAAATTGTTTTAAAGCACCTTGATCCTCCATAATTGGCTGAAGTAATTGATTTTTTTCTTGTACTTTTTGATCTATTTCTTTTTGAAGCATTTGTGCCTTTGCAATATTTAGATCAAGACGAGTTTTTGTTTCGTCATAAAGTTCTTGTGGTGTTGCCATATTTTTAACTAAAGTAATCTTATTATATTAACAAGCCATTAATACGCAAGGGTAGGCTTTACTCCCATCAGCATATGTAGCAGTATGATTTGTTGAAATAATTTTTGCAATAGTAGAACTTCTTATAATATCGTCTGCTTGTGGTTTTGCTGTTCCATCCCCTGCTGAGATCATCAAATCACCTCTTGCAACAGTTGTTGACGCTGCAACTCTGATAACCATATCCCCCGTCATTGCAATAAAGAAATCATTAACAATTTCATCATCATCATCATCCCAAGCCCAAAATACCCCTGCAACATCTTTATCACCTTCAGTATCTGAGACTTTTGTCATGTTCAACTGTTGATTCTCTTCTGTATAAGCTTCTCTTCTTACACTTCCTTTAGCAAATTGTACATCTCCGATAGATTTACCCTCTGGAAGTGTGTCTTCAGCTGTATATAAAACATCTCTTGTCCAAAGCTCTGCTGGATGACTCCAAGTACATAATTCATCAAGATTACTCATCACTGTACCTTGATAAATTTCAGGTCTTGCAGATTTATCTGTAGATGATATTCCAGAAAGTTGTGACCACCTACTTAAATGACCACCATTTAATGAAACAGTTGAACCACTAACGCTTATAGTCCCTTCTGATGTACCATTTTGTATAAAATTTATTATTGTTCCATCTGATGTCCTTCTGTTAAGCAATAGTTGTGCTGTATTACTAGCACCTATAACCATTGCACCATCAGACCCTATTCTTGAACCTTCATTTCCTGTTCCTGTTGCGGTTTTCATTTCGTCAAAGGTTCTAGAGGTAGCGGCTGAAAATCCTATAAGATCAGATCCATTATCTATACGAAAACGTTGTGAACCACCTGTAATAATTCTGATAGCATCTCCTTGTGCACCAACGTAAGGCACATTTGATGTTGTTGAGTCTTCAAATTCTAGATGTACAAATTCATCTCCACTTTCTATTCTCATCACTCCGTTTTGTGTTGCGTGTTTCACGTGTAGAGCATTGCCAGGACTTGTCTCATTAATACCAATATTGCCACCATTCAATATGGTCACACGTTGTAAATCACCTGTAAAAAATACCATGTCATCATTGGTAGCTCCGATTGCAGGTTTGGTAGAAGTTGAGTTATCTTTAAAAGCAATTACTGATTGAGCGTCACCTGATTCAAATAATGCAACTGTGTTTGTTGTTGCGTGTTTGACGTGCAATACATTACTTGGACTTGTTGTACCTATACCTAGTCTTCCAGACGAATCTATACGCATACGTTCTTGATAGCTAGAACCATTAAAAAATATTAGATTTTTACTTGCAGTTCCAACACCTACTCTGAAATCTCCACCAAAGAAAAGGAGTTCTCCGTCATTACCGCTACCTCCTGTAGGAAATGACCCACTAGAACCTGCTGTGCGTAAAAAGATAGTTGAATTTTCAGATGATACTTTAAATGTTGGTTCATCAGAAGCTCCTAATGCTGAAACATCAAGTAATGAATTTGGACTTGATGTACCTATACCTATTCGATTATTACCAGCATCAACATAAAATAAATTTGCATCAGTATCACCTTCAATTCTAAAATCTACATCCGCACCACTTTCATTAAATATTGTTGTAGATCCTAGCTCCATCCTTTCAGTTCCACCAGTTGCCACGTTAAAAGTATTGGCAGCAGAACTAAAAATTCCTGTGTCTAAATCATCTCTAAAAGCAAGTGCTGGTGTACTTGCAGAGCCATCTTCAAGAGTTAACGTACCGTCAAGTTGAAATAACTCAACCCAAGCATTGTTTGATGAGTTTCTTATTTTTAACGTTCCTGATGTAGTATCAGCCCACCATTGATAGGCAACAGTTGTTGCTGGACTTGAGGAATTAGAATTATTTGATTGTATTGCAGCAAGGGCATTATTTAAATCTGTTCTAAATGCCGCACCAGATTGGTTAGCAATATCGTAGTCATGTGTGGCCATTACTTAATCTTTTTATTTAAGTATAGAATAACTGATAACTTAAATATAAACATATTTATGTACCTTTACCAAACCCGATTGCTGTATATCTAAAATCAAGATTTTTAAAGTTGTTACTTGAATCTCTTACCTCAATAACGAATTGTGATCCTGTAATAGATGTAATTTTAAAATAATCACCAGTAACAGCACCTTCAAGAGTAATTCCTACTGTTGGTATAAATGCTGTTGTTGATCCTCCGAGAGATCCAGTACCTGTAAAAAATGGATTTCCGAAAGTGACAGTTTTAGCTGAAGTTCCAGATGCAATAGAAGTATTTACTGTTTCTGTTCTTCGTTTAACGCTTGCTTCATAACCAAGTTCAGTAACATTAATATTTTGTGCTGGATCATTTGATTCTAATTCACATTTAAATTTGAACCCCCTTGCTGTGTATTCACCATTTGCAAAAGTATTGAACTGAGTAAAGTTTGCTCCATATGTACAAGTGCCTGAATTATTGTCATCTGCTGTTGAGGTCAAAGTAAATGTATTTGCACTAGGCACTGTTTGTATTTCATAGTTACCGTCAATAGCAGTTGAGGAAAAATCTATTACAACAAAATCTCCTACAGAATACCCATGATCGGTTTTTGTTACAGTTATTGTTGTGCCAACTTGTGCATAAGTGGCTGAAACTGAAGTAGCTGGGTCTATATCTGTCGTTGCTACTAAAAGTTTTGCGTTGACATCATCTGCTTGCGTTCCGTCAAATTCAGTCCAAGTATCAATATTTGCAGTTCTTGAATCAATAAGATCATTTACCAAAAGACCAGAAGTAACAAATCTTCTTTTAAGAGTTAAATTAAATATTGCTCCCATGTCCACCTTATTTTGAAACTCATATGTTCCGCTTGAATTTATAGGACCAGCAAAGTCAATATTTGATAAATCATCTATGTTTTGAGTTATATCATCAAAAAGTAAAGTTCCATCTAATAAAAGTCCATCAAAGGTTGAATCATAGAAAGTATTTGTTTTCTCACCTTGAAATGGTGGAGAGTCAGTATCTTCTCTTTCTGTTAGTACGGCTTGATTAGGCTGTGGATCTGGTGCTGTAACTATTATTCTTGCTGCGTTGTTTGACCTATTTCCAGTATCATCAATGAATTTAATACTGTAAGTCCCTGTAAGTGCTGGAACAAGTGTTTCTGTGATATTTCCAGCAAGTTTAGGGATAATTTCTGTTGAGTTTTGGAAAGTTGCAACTGCTGGATCTACAGAGGGTGTATGTCTTACGGATACTGTGCCACCATGCAAAACGTCAACATCTGTTGCTGGATTAAATCTAAGTCTTACGAATTGATCTGAAACAGGTTCTAGAGTTAAGCCGCTTGGATCTGCTGGTAAAGCTGTTTTTCCAACTGTAGTAAATGATGTGGTAGCTGGATTTGTGCTTGGCTTTCCAAGAGCATTATAACTAAATACTCTTACTTCATAAGATCCAAGTTGTGTCTCAAAAATTGTAAAATCTGGCCTTGTAATTTTTTGCGAGATAAAATTCTCATTTTTAAATCTATATTGAACCATGTATTCCGTTACACCAGCTACAGGTTGCCATTGGATGAAAAGTTTTGATACAGCACGATTATTCAGTACAACAATCTGCTCTGACCCCTGTAAGTTACTTGGAGATGGTTTCAGTTCTGTAAGAGTTGTGATTGTTCTTGTGGCTAATGCCGTGCCATCTTCCACGTTTTCATATTTAGATGAATTATGAGCAACGGCAGTAATCTGATATGCAAGCTGATCAACTTCTGTAACACCAATCACTCTGAAAGTTTGAAGCTGAACTGTTGTATTTTCTATTACCCAGACGCTGTTTGTTGGTGGTGTTGATGAAAATGCAGAAGATACTGTGATTGTTGTACCAGAAATAGAATCTATAGTTTTTGTTTCAAGAGTGCCATCTGCAAGTATTACTGATAATGTTGCAGAACCTGTTGTTGCCAAATCTGTATTATTTTCATCATCAACGATTATCTGTGTTGTTGAAACACCTGTTTTAATACGACCACCTCTTCTAACCCCTGCCCTTAATGGATCAGCAACATTTATCACTGCCCCAGGTCTTACCAAAGTACCTGATTCAAGAGTGGTGGTAAAGTTTACAATTTCAGCCTCGTTGGATTGTGTGTAGAGAAACCATTTTCCAAGACGAGAAGCCTGACCTCTTGATGTAGTGGCAAAACCTCTTAAATTTTTTGTAACAACCCCATACTTTGCCTGTAATGCGGTATCTTCTACTGTTTCATATTCAATCTGTTGAGTTTCATTATCAAAATATGCAACATTGACAACAGTTATTTTTGAATTTTTTGATGAATTACTATATGTAAACCCCTGTTCTGTAACATTTGACAGATTAAATAAATAGCTTGCGTCTGTGGGCCGATCCTGGCTTATCGAAATTGTGCCAGCCGAATAAAAAGGCATGACACGCATCACAGAACATAAATCATTGATGAGGTTGTATGCCTGTTTCTGGTTTTGGATAACAACATTACAGCTAAATCTTGGTTCTGTTCCCCCAAACCCATCATCAACCTGTTCTGCGGAGTAAACAGAAGCTGAATAAAAACTGAACACATCCAACTGTGTTGTATCTATCTGGTCTCCAAAACCTTTTGATGTTGTTAATAAATCGTAAAGAATCCAAGCTGGATCATTTGTCCATTCCTTATCTGTTTTGAACGTACCGTTGAAAGTGCCTGAATATGAGATTGAGCCATCAGATTGAACAGTTCCATTATGTGGGATTTTTATTTTTGTTCCACGAACTCTGTACATCCTTCTTGGTTGACTTGGGAAGGTTTCAGCATCGAACCTTAAAGCAACATGAGCCGTATTTGCATAGCTCCTTGTTTCAGAAATTTGTTCAGTAATAGATGACCATATTGAGGCATTTTGTAGAGTTGTTTCTGTGCTGTCATCTGTAGTTCTATTTACTCTTATGACAACAGGGAAAGAAGTTCCAGAGGAAAAAATTATTTTATAATCCCTAAAATATGTACTTGCAGTTCTTCCCTTTACCGTATCTGTAATAACAGTGGTTGTTGTTCCATCATTTTCAATAGTTTGTATGTTGATAGCAACTTCAGCACCGTTAATATCGCCATTATCTTCAAATTTTTGCAGTGATGGAAAGCCTAAAGTCACTCTAACAGCATCAACGTTTGAATCAGTAACAGTTCTTGAAACTGGAGTTGATTTTGTAACAGCAACACCAACAGCTGTTTCAGACTCAGAAGATGTTATACCTTCAACATGACTTTGACTTGACGTGCCAAATCTAGGCTGAAAAGTAATATTTTGAAAGTTGAAATCTTCATCATTTGGGTTTGTATTGCTTGCAGATTGTTGTAATACTTGTACGCCATTTAAAAAAACATCTTTAAGACTTCCTGTATTGTATTCAGTTGATCCTTGACTACCAGTAGCACTTGGAAAGCCTTCAATTTCACCTTCTCCTAATAATTCTACTAACGTTTGAAATTGTTTTGAAGCAAGAACATCTGAAGGTAAATTCGGATCTCTTATAGCTATTCCTTCTTGTATTGTTTTAAAATCAAACATTAATTTGTACCCTCTACTTGAACTGTATCAATACCAGAACTAATTACCACTGAGCCTGTAAATACCTGTCCATATATAATCGGAACGCAAACACCACTAATACTAACGTTTTGGATGCCCGAAAACGAGTATGAGTTTGCCATTTGAGGATCTAACGCACCATCTGCTTCTGAAGCACCAACATTACCTGGAGATTCAAAAGGTGCAGGGGTTGGGGCAATCAAAGAAGTTATACCACTTACAGCTACATCTGTGACAACAGCACTAGCGATACCACCGACAACAGGAATAGCATTGACAACTGTGGCAGCAGTGCCTACAGCCCCAGCAACTGTTCCCACAGCACCAATAGCAGCAGACGCAATACCTCCTACAACAGGGATAGCTGAAGCAGCAGAGGCTACTACCGCAGCACCTGATGAAATAGCACCAAAAACAGCACCGACAGCAGGGAGTGATCCTGTTGCGATGGGTATGATCTGAATATCACCTCGACCTTTCATTGATAAAAAATCCAAGGAAACATCCATATTGTTCATTTTTACCTTGTAATATTGCTGACTCATATGTGCTTCTACTTCTGGAAAGTTACACATCAAAAAACGAATCGCCTCTGCTGGACTTGATACTGCTGCTTCAAAATAAGATGAACCAAGAAATTTTCTTAATCTTCCATATACTTTTATTCTTTTAAGCTGCATACCTGTAAACCCCTCTTAAAGCTTGCTGATAACCTAAATCAAAAGGCTCTCGGCAACTTAATCTTTTTATATTATGATTTAAAATCATATTATCACCAATATAAACAGCAACATGATCTAAGTTACCTGTTATTGATTGAAAAAGTAAAACATCACCAACTTGTATATCATCATTTGTAGGTTGTTTTTTAAATCCTGTAATTGGCAAGCCTTTTTCAAATAATGGATTTTCAATAAAATCTTTTATTTTTTTTGGTCTATCCCATTTTTTTAGATCAATATTTTTTGTTTCTTTATACCAATCATGAATTATTGACCAACAATCATGAACACCCCAGATAAAACTTCTTCCAAAAAGTGAGGGTGCTTTCCAACCACTTGGTTCAAAAGAACACCATTCTTTCATCCTTACGCTGTAGATATGTGAAGGTAAATCTAAATATTCACAACTTGCTTTGTCATTATCAGAAGGCTGTGGTGGCTCATATGGATGAGAGTGAACAATACCAATTATTTCACCTGTATCTTCACATTCAGCCCAATCGTCAGGGTCGATAATAAAATATTCAAACCCAGATTCTGCAATATTTTTACAAGGCCAATATGTCTCTTTTCCTTTTATAAGTGCAAGCAAACCACAAGATTCTTGTGGCATACATTCTTCAGCGTGTTTTGCAGCATCAGTTTTCCAAGTCATTGTTAAATAAATGAACCGACAGACGGAAAATCCTTTTTTGTTACCTGACGTTTTGGTGCACGGACTCCCTGAAGATCAAGTGCTGATACAAGTTCAAACTGTACAATTTCTCTATTTTCTACAATTTTTCTATTTATAAAATATATTTCCTGTGGCAGTTCTGCCGTGCTATCTGGTGTGCCAAAAGGGTTTTGATTTGATGGAAAGTTGGCAGCATCTAAAAACTGGCTGAGAGTGCGTATGCGTACAAATTTTGCTCCTTGTAGATCATTAAATGGTGTTGTAGCATTTACTGTTGCCATCAGTGCTGTAATCGTTCCAAGTACATTTGAAACTGTTATAGTCGGTCTTGGAAGCATTCCACGGCCAGAATATTCAAACCCTTCTGCTTGTATCGGAAATTTATCATAAGTATTACCCTGCCATATTATTGAGGCGTTGCTGTTCATACCAACTCCCGAATGAAACCTAGTGACATCTGTAGAACCATGTAATGCAGAAACCAAAGTCAATGTATAAAGTTCGATGACAGATTTGTTTGTTAATGCCTGTAGTTCTGCTGTAGGTAATCCCATTTATGGTTCAAATACCTCCCTGAAAGTGCAGTTTAATATTGCTCTATTGTTATATGGTATGGTCTTTGTCCATGATTGGCAGACAAATTTTCCAGCCCCTGATAATGTGACCGATACATTACCACTGCTTGTTGCAGAAGAAGCTGCCGTTACCGTGAATGTATTGTCATCAGCAGTTGTAGCGATTACAAAATCACCATCGGTTGCAGAACCAGAAGTGTAGTCAATGGTCACGACATCACCGATAGCAAGACCATGATTAGTTATGGTTATGGTGACAGTAGTTCCGCTTTGGGAATATGTACCTGTTTTTGTAAAGCCTTCTCCTGGAGGTGTAAAGGTAAAACTTGCCTGATCATTTATGCGACTACGCAAGAATCCTTCTATGACATCAGATTGTGTCTCTGAAACATTGAAAGTAAGATCATATACTTTTGGATCTTGAGTCAGTGGAAGCCCAAATAATGCTCTGAACTCATAACCATCTCCTAGTCTTGTTGACCTGATTCTTGGTGCGCTTGTTTTTCTCATCCCATAAGTGGGTTGAATAGAAGGAAAAGTTGCCATTTATCTAGTTAATAAGCCTCCAGGTCTTTTTTCTTTTATAAGTTGTGCCTGTACAGCAGCCCCTATCGCTGCTCCTAAAGCCTGTGCATCTGTGCTATTGCCAGCCACAGAAGAACCAGAAGCATCTACGTTTACTGTAACCATATTTGTTGTATTATCACCTCCACCGATTGCATCATTAGGAATTATAGTACCAGCAACTTTTGGCACAAATAACTCTGGCCCACGTTCACCTACAATAGATGCTTTGCCTACTGGTGGCCTACCACCATCTGCAAATAATCCACCTAAAATTTTACCCAAGAAACCACCAATACCTTTTCCTTTTCCTCCAGAAGCAGAAGCCCCAAAGTTTTCACCAAAATTACCGAGGATTTTATCAATCTGTGCATCTATAATTTTATCTCTGATTCTGTTCAATACATTGGTCATCGCCTGTCCAAAAGATTGTGCGCCTGTAATTGCATCTCTTAAATTACCCTTGATACTTGTTTCAATCTCTTCACCCACTGCTGTCATTTTTTCTTTCAATTTTGCTGCTGCCTCTTGATTTTTCTTTTGAAGCTCCTCTTGTTCCTGTAATTTTTTATTCTGTTTTTCTATCTCATTTGTTTTATCTATTTCTGTGAGCAATCTTTTTTGAACTTGATCATAGTTTTTGTTTAGTTCTGCAAGTTGTCTTTTCAATGATGCTTCTGCTCTTTTGTTATTGTTTTCTTGTGCTGTTCCTAATCTTTGTAAAAGTTTCTGTCTTGTAATAAATAATCTATTTAGTTCACTTTTTAATGCTGCCTTATCTCCATCTTGTAATGCTTTTGTAAATTTTTTCTGCTCAGTTATATTTTCTATCAGAGCCGTTGTAACAGCACCAATACCCACAGCAATAGCAGCAAATGGCAAAGCGTTCAGAGCTATCGTAAGAACACCCCCTGCTGCTGCAACTTTGATCAACCCTGCTGCTAAAATTGGCAGAAGCACAGACACACCCTTTGCTGCAAATGCTATCGCTGCAAATATCGCAGCAGTTTTTCCAATCGGTGAATTAACAAATTCAACTGATGCTTTTGTCAGTTCCGTCAATGCTCTAATCACAGGCAAAATGGCTGGGGTAAGTTGTTCTCCTACTGCTCTTGATAAATTTTCAGCTTCATTACTTAGATTTTTAAACACCTGGGTCGGGTCATTTTCCAAGATCGCCTTCAAATCCTCGCCACCCTGTTTTCCTAGTTGTCTCAATGCCCTGATCACTACATCGCTTGTTAACTTACCCTGAGCAGCAAGTTCTTTCAGTTTACCTACATCAACATCCAACTCATCTGCCAATGGTTTTAGAATCAATGGGATCTGCTCTGATACGCTTCTAAATTCATCTCCAGCCAACCTACCAGAACCAAGAGCCTGTGCTAATTGTCTGAAGGCATTGGAGGCTTCCTGTGCATTTGCACCACCTAATTTTGCAGCAGTGTTAAATCCAATGAAAGTTGTTCTTATATCTTCCAGGCTTACCCCTAATGGCTTTAATCTTGCTGTAATATTTGTAACACCCTCAAGAGCTTCTGTTGCGCTAAGACCAAATAATTTCTGACCGTCAGTTGCAATTTTCTGGGCAGCAGAAAAATCTCCTGTTGCTTTTGTAAGTAGTCCTAAACGTAAATTTAATTTATCAAAATTTATTGATGTTCTTACTGCCTGTCTTGCCAATAATCCAAGACCAACACCACCAATAGCTGCTTTTAAACCACCAAACGATCTTTCAAGTGCATTTGTTCTATTTTGTACACCCTGCAAAGCTCTTGTTGCACCACTGGCATCAACTCTTAGGGTAACAACTGACTCTGCCACAAATAAAAAAAGCCTTTATTATATATTACCTTGAATTGCGTTTTTGTCGTTGCAAAGCTCTCTTTTCTTCTTCACGTTTGTTTTCATAATATGCAGCCCAATATATTAACTCTTCTTCTGATAAAGAAGTTCTCAGTTCATTTATTGTTTTACCTAGTTCTGTTGCGAGAAAAAATTCAAAGTTTAACCAACTGTCTCGCCTGATTCGTTTTTTGCTGTATCAATATCAAGTTGAATATCAAACAGAAACAATTCAAGATCATTTAATACCTTTTCAGGAAGTGATCTTTGTAATATCGGAGCATCTGACATATCAAAAGCTGGAGTGCCATCTTCTTTCTGTGCCATCTTGCAAAGTAACTGAGTTGAAACTGTCAATGCTTCATCAGTGCCTGCTAACTGCTGCGCCTTTTGTCTGTCGAATCTTGTTATCGGTGGAAAATATATTGTGGTCAAAAGTTTACCAGATGCGTCTTTCAGTTCATATTTACGTCTTACGGTCATCTCATCTTTATATGCACCGATGAGGAGGTCTGCTGTTCTTTGATTTGCCATAAGTTGGGGTTGATTAATTAGTTAGTTAGATTGCTGAAGTGATAGTTCCAGTTGGCTTGAATGTGATGCTGATTGTGTTTGCTTCACCAAGAGTGGAAGTTTGATCAAAGCCTGTGATAATACCATTGAATGATATTTTTTTTGTGGCACTTGAACTGTCTGGGAAAAGTTCAAAAGATGCTGTCCCAGCATCACCAGTTGTCAAAACACCATCAACAAAAGTTGCTGTCTCACCAGATGCTGAATCATCATAAAGAAGTTCTGCTGTGCCTTCCCCTTCAATTAAACCGCCAGTAAATGCTTTAAAAGTATCACCTTGGGCAGTAATTTCTTGAATGTCTTTTGTGATAGACATTGACCAGCTTGTAGTTCCTAATACAGGGTTAACTGAAGAGCCACCATCATCAAATTTGACTTGCCCAACATCACCTTTAACCTTTGCCATAACAAAAAAAAGAAAGATTTATAAATATATTAACCTTTTTCTGACTTTTTTACAGCCTTTTTATTTGCTTGTTGTTTTTCCATATATCTTCTGCATTGATTATCCCAATACTGTGGCTCTCTTCTCCCTTTTACAGCCTCGATAACATCAAGCATTTCTTCTGTGATTTCCATTTACAGATCCTCATAAACATTAAAAGTAATTCTAATCTGTGTTTGAAACTTACCTTCTGGACTTGATGCAAATACTTCAGGCCCGACAGGAGAATCAAAAATTACATTAGATACTGTCACTCTATTGTATAAGTCTCTCAATCTCTTGCAAATGGTGTAATTAGACCCTGCCCCGATACCCTCTTCTGTAAATATGTTAAGAACAACCAGACCGACAACATTATTAGTCGCTGCGCTTGTATCTCCCTGAGTCAGATATTCATTTGCACCGAAACTTGTAAGACATTGTACAAAGGTATCTTCTGTTGTTGAGTCAAATGCCATATTGTTGAATACAACAGGAATCGCAGGGCTTGATGCAAGTTCTGTTGCAAGTCTTGCCTCGATTGTTGATCTGACAGTATTAAGATCTGTTGCTGCCATTATTTTTTCCTCACTATTCTTGCAAGTTGTCTAGGAATATAATTCGTTGTAAGTTCTTTTGCAATAAGTTCTGGAAATCCAGGCACTGTTCCCTGTCTTGTCTTATATTGACCACCCCATGTTGGTGGTAAGTTAATCCCAAAACAAACAGGTTCTGCATATGGCAGATTGTTTGTAATCGTTCCTTTAAATTTTTGAATTTTTGTCTGCCATGCAGCCCTCAGATCACCACCTTTATGCTTCAATATTGATTGCCTAAAAAATTCTGGAAGAGCATCAAGTTCTGATTGTGTATAATTATCGGAAGAAAAAACAGGTGTTGCTTTTTTTACTTTAGCTGTCCAGTTGAGAGTAGTTGCAGCGACAAGATCAATCACAACTTCTTTCATCACATCATCAATCTGATTTAATTTTATCTGCCTGACCATAGTTACCTCAAGATAAGATCAAAACTTATTGCTGTGTTGTTCTGCTCATTTGTAATTACCTGAATAATTTTAAATTCAACACTGCTTATAACAACCCTGTCTTTTGTAGTCGGTACAAATGTCAAATCCCCTGCTGATATTGTTAGTCTTTTATCCTGTGATTCAATCAGATCATTTACTTCCGATCTGTTTACATTTGTTAACGCACCTTTAACGGTTGTATCAGATGTGGATTCTGTAATAGCTCCAGTGGTTGTGTTATAACTGCCAGCTGTTACTTGTCTGATAGTCACATCACCTCCAAGCTTGCTAAGAGTTTTTGATGCTGCCTTTTTTAGTGCGTTGGCAAGACTCATAATGAATAAGCTATGACCTGACCACTTGCAAGAGTGATACTTGTGATTACACCTTCAACTTCAGATGATGCCTTCATTGTGATGCCGTTGATAGTTGAAGAACCGTTTTCTGTTAAGTTCTCAGCGACAAAAGTAGCTTCAGCATCTGTCAGACAATGCACTTTACCGAATCTGCCAGTATGGGCATTTGTATCTGTAATGATTATCCCTGCTGGGTATTGGTAGCCGTAGTTCACTTTAAGACCTCTTGATTGATAAGTTTGCTCTTCCACCTATTCTAATACCCATTAGGTAATGATCAACTATCGGTGGGATTCGATCAATACCAACTGCCCCATAAAATCTAGGGGTTGCATTTATATTACCGATACTAACTGTTGCAAAATCTTCTAGACCACTCAACTCCAAACCGTTCCTATTGTTGTTGAGATATACCGCCAAGATGACCTGTGCGTTTTTAACACGATCTGGGATTTCAGTATCTGTGTAATAATCTGCAACTAATCTGTTTGGAAAAGATAAGCCATAAAGGTTGGTGTAAGTGTCAGGTTTTCTTACTCCTGATCTAGGCCATTCTAGTGCCTGGGTATCATCTACCCTAGCCCCTAAAAACTTTTCACGATCAATTCTTTGGGCAGCTGTAAAAAGCGCACGATTTTTATTGTCGTTGCTTGAACCATCCCATGCAGCAGCGTCATCACTGAGGACTAAACCTTCAATAAATGAGTTTGCATCATCAAGAGTGATATAGGTGTTTGCGTTAGCACCACCAACAGTTGCATCAAGTGTTATCGCCATTTAGTTTTACCTTCTTGGGCTTTGGTTTAGGTTTTGGCTTTTCAAGAGTTGGAGTCAATGAAGCTGCCTTTTGAGCAGCTTCATTCCTCACTCTCATTCGCCTAAAAGCGAACATTCCCATTAGCTGGATGCTCCCTTTAGAGCAACATAGTTAATAACGATAGCTTCACTTAAAGCTCCACCTGATACGTTAGAAACTGTGATCTTGAATGATCCAGCTGCAATACCGTTAGCACTTACGATGTAAGCACCAGCAGTTCCAGCGGAACCATGACAAGCAACGACAACATCTGTTGCAGCGATTTTGCTGTTAGTAACTGTGAAAGATACTTCAGCGGCATCAGCTAATGCAGCGTTGTTCATTGTTATCTGTCCACTCTCAGTATTGAGAGTTACACCTGTCGATTTGTTAGTAGCCTGAGTTACAGTACCACCGTCTGTTGGGCCGATTAAACTTCCAGCACCAATCTCAAAAATAGAAGCCATGATTTAAAATCCTAGTTATAGCAAGGGTTCTCGGTTAATCCATATTCGACACGTTGGTCGCCCTGACAATCCCTATATTTTTAGTCTCATAAACTTTCGACCATGAAGCAACAGTTTCCAACACAGTTCTTGTTGGGTTTACTGTTGAAACAGCGTATTTAAGACCTACAGGATGATAGATGTAGTGGAGATCCACAGCCATTGCTTCTTCTAAAGCAAGGATGTCTCTATCTGTTTGTGTTCTGATTGGAGCCTGCTCTCCTGTTACAACTGCTCCTTCTGTAAAAAAGAACGTACTGAATTCCGTAGAAGCACCAGAACCTGTTGTTGGAACGTCATCCGAAACAATAATTCTAAGACCTCCAAATGTTTCAACAACATTAGGGCCATCAAATGCTCTGACAGTACTACCACCTGTTGCTCCTGTGTCAGGTGCGCCTGTGTTGTCGTAGATGCGATCAATCATATTTCGCTCTAACAAGTCTCCATAAACGTTGGAGTGCATCGCAACTGTTGTTAGTTTTGATCCTTGATCTCCAAGTAAAGATTTTGCCTTTGCAATATGACGAGGACTTAATGTTGTTGGAGTATCACCTGATTCTGAATCAATCGTTAGATCAAACAAAGCAGAGTTGCTGTCGTTTGCATTAATTGAACCAAATGCACCAGTTAGACAAGAGAATAAGTCCTTCTGTTTCTGGTTGTTAACATAAGCAGCCATCTTCTGAGCGATAGCAGCCATTGGATCTGGGCCACCACCAACTGCAAGTGCTGCTAAATCCCGCGAACTAAATGCTCGCCCACGATGAAGCACGGCTGCAATCTGGTTGTCAGCTGTGATCTTTCCAGGTGTTAATGATAATGAATCTGTGAGAACTTCAAAGTCTCCAGATAGGTTTGCTTTGTAGAACACTTTTGTTATCCCGAAAGCTTTTTATCTTTCGGTTCTACATCTTTGCCATTGATGTAGGTCGGACTATATCTTCAACCCAGAGGGTTGCAAGGCACTCGTGGAAGCATTACTCAGTTTCCTGTCGGCTTCTAGTCTCTGAACCTTCCAGCTTGTGGGCTGGCTTGGCTGCTGATTATCCTTTAATGGTGGACTCCCAGCAATTCACCTTGTTTCATTATGCTGTTGCCAACATAAGCCCCCAATCTAGACGAGGGATCTTAACGAAATCTCCTCCACGCTCTGCTGAAAGATTTAATTCTGCCAAAGGTGTTACTACCCCACTCTGTAAGAAGGCATCTCTATTGGTTGTCTCCTCAATAAGATAGGGCGTGAACACTTCAGGTATTATTAAATCACTGCGCAATGTCGCCATGAGAATTTAAATAATATGTTCACTTCGAGGCACAACCTCTGACATGGCACAACCACGTTGACTCTATATTAACTAGAAACTGCGTTTTTTAACATATTATATTTATTTATATCTGTTCTATATAATCTTGCCTGTTCTGTAAGGTTGAAAGATTCTCTGGCAAATGGATTGGCCTCTCCTGTAATTACATCAGCAGTTACTTTTGTTGTTGTAGCACCACCGCCCTGTGGTCTTGGATTTTTTTGTATCCATTGAGGCATTTTTTGTTGCGCCCAATCTTTTACAGGGGTTCTGTTATAACCGTCAACAATAACAACAGTGCCATCAGCTTCTCTTGCAAGTTGATCTCTGTTTATTCTTGATAATACATATTGTGGGTCATGTACTACATCAGCTAATGCACTGACAGCAGGGGCTTCCACTTCAAGTTCCCTTTGTCTCTGCTCTAGTTCCTGTATTCTTTTGTTTTTGGCTTCTTCAGCTTCTCGATATTGGGTTGCAAGTTTCTCTCTTGCTTCTTCATATTTACCCTGTGCCTCAAGCTCTTCCTGTTCTTTTTTTTGCTTATAGGCAATCAAGGCATTTACATCAACATCCTGGGGAACAGCCTTTGCTGTTTCTTTTGCTTTTTTATAATCATCTAATAATTCAGCATTTTTCTTTCTCATTGATTCAACTTCTGCTTTTAAAGCATCAACTTCTGCCTGTGAAGGATTTGGCTTGATTGGTTCGTCTGACATAAAAAATCTTAATATTTATTTATAATATTATCGTGAAAATTACCATTTGACCTTATGTGACCAAAATAATGGTGAAAATATCGTTGGATTTGGGTTCTGAGCATTATGTCTTGCGTAATAACTAGCTCTTCTTTGTTTTTCTGCTTTTGTTTTTGGATTCTTGCCAGCACCTTTGACTCCCTGCTGTCCAAACCTAATTAATTTGACCTCATCACCTTTTTTTGCAAGCACAACATGAGATTTTGTTGGATGTCCTGGAGTTGGTTTTGCTTTGTTAACTTCTGTTAAGCCATACTTTTTTAACTTGCGTTCTATCTTTTCTTTTTTACTTAATGTCATTTGCCTATCTTCTCCTGTGCCATTCTATGCGCTCTTGCAAAACTCATGCCCTCACGCATTTTCCTGACCATATAATTCATATGCCTTTTAGTGTGATGCACTGAATGAGCTTTCAAGGTTTCTTTTTGTTTTTTTGTTAAAGGAGCCATTATCTTTTCTTTTGATATTTTGAATAAATCTTAGCGTCTGCTGTTCTTGCTCCACCTTTACCTGTCATATAACTATTTACTCTGCCCATTGCCCACGCTGCCATTGGAACATTACGAGATCCAGCAGAAAGATATGCACCCTGACCTTTACGGTAAACTTCTGCGAGTTCACCATAAAAAAAGCGAGTGCCTTCTGCCTTTTTGCGAAGGCTAGCTTTTACGCTTTCGCTTAGTGGTTTTCTTCTTCTTGCTTGAGACATTTTGTTCTGTGCGTGATTTAGATACAGCCTTTATATCAATAAATTCTCCTTTTCTGTAGGCTTCGGCAGTTCTCTTGATTTCAGCAGCTTTCGCTAACTTATTCATAGCTCCAGACAGATATTTTTTTGGAACACCTGTCTTTTTGTCTTTTGGAACTCGCCTAAATTTTCTAGTCACTTTTTGGTTTTTTTCTTAGTTGCTGGTTTTGTTTCCTTTTCAGCCTTTGGCTTTGACTCATCATAAGTCTGGACTTTGAATGTATATCCCATTATTTTTTACCTCCCTTCTTTTTCTTCTTCTTTCCTTTTGGTTTCATTGATCCATAGTGTGAAGGCATGACAATAAAAGTAGCTGTTTCTATATTACTTCCTTTTACGTTTCTTAGCTGTTTTCTTTTTGCCTGCTGTAGATAATGCAATGGCCTGTGCCTGCTTCAATGTCTTACCCTCTCTCATCAACAAACGGATGTTGCTTGAGATCACAGATTCAGATTTTCCTTTTTTTAGTGGCATATCTATAGTTTATATTCTTTTTTGATTTGGTCTAATGTTTTTTCTGTTCCATCACTTCTAATAATCTGCCTCAATGCCTTTTGACCAGAACTTCCTTTTTTGCCAGCTAATGTTTTAAAAAATCTTACTCTTTGTTCATTGCCAAGAGTTTTTATCTGTATTTCTTTTTTCTGATCCAGCAACCAATCGCCATAAGCCTGCCCCTGTGGAACTCTACCTGTCATACTTGGTCTTGTATCAAGTGCAGTTTCGGGTGGCTTTTCAAGACCTGGATATTTTTCTTGCAAACCATCAAAGTCAACAACAGGGACAGTGGTTGACCTACAGTTGAAATGTTGTGGAGGTGTCGGCCCTTTGTTGTATTCAAACTGCTGACCATCAAGCCTCTGACAGATTGGTGTGGTTTTTGAATCCAATGTCGCAACATATTCATATTTAGGAGCAACTTTGCTATTCGCAGCATAAACTGCCTGACTTGCTTGATTCTGCACTTGATTTACAGAAGTTCTTACAATCGTTTGGATTTGATGATTTGCAAGTTTTGTAAGTTCTCCACCCGATGCTGCTAGTTGTTTGACAGATAGTGGCCCAAAATCTGCGAAATTTAACTGACCAACTAATCGTCTTGCAATTTGTTGTGATGTTTCTCCACTGAATACACCCGATCTGATTGCCAATGCAAGTTTTTCCTGTGAACTGGCAGCAATACCTCTAAATGCTTTATTTACAGTTTCTCCATTAGGCAAAGTTATTGCTGATCCTTGAGTTGCAGTAAGTTCAAACTTGCCAGCACCAAATCTTTTAAAGGCATCTTCCTTGAATTGTTGAGTTGTAAATATGTTTATCTGTGTTGGATCTGTCATTATTACAGATTCTGCATATTTTGGACTTACAGCAACGCTATTGATCGGCACATCTCCAGATGCTGTTACTTTTTTTAGTTCATTCACAATAAAATCTCTCTGTAAGAGAGTTATTCCCTGTAATTCTTTCTTGAAATCTCTTGCCGTAGCTCCAGACCATGTATTAAGACTATCTTTTGCCTGTTTTATGATCGCTCTTAGTCTTTTTCTTGTTTCAGGTGCAATAATTACAGCTTCACCAGCCCTTCTCTGCCTAAAATCTATTTCTCTTAGTCTTTTTGCAGCATTTAATATAACCTCGTTATAAGTAACAGCATATTTTTTTGCGACAGCATTACTGAAACGGTTGAGATCAATAGTCTCTCTAAAAAATACCTCTGGAATTGACATTCATTAAGGTGCGTCAGGTTCTGTTGGGGCTTCCATTTCGATCAGCCCACCAGCTTGTGTTGCCTCAACTTCTTCTTCTACTGAAAAATCATCTCCGAGAATTTCACCGCTGCTTAACTGTGTAAGTAATGTTTCCTGGCTGATAGTACCAGCAGTGAATAATGCAAGTAATGATTGGATCTCCTGTGGTTCTAATCTTGCAGTTACAAAGTCTCTATTAACAAAACTACTGCCAGCATTTGGTTCGTTCAGATATTCGCTATGAAACTTAAGACAGTTATCAATCAGATCTTGCATCTGCTGGGCTACGACCATCATTGTGCTGTCATTCTGTGATCTATCAATCCTCTTGGCCTCTGCTGTCTCGCCAACTAACTTTTGCCCAAGCACCGCAGCCAGTGACAATGTATTGATCTGATCTTTCAAATCTTCAAGCCTTCTGAATTGACTTTCATAACTATCACTTGATGGGCTGATATACTCCATCCTTGATTCGGGTGGTAATGATAGTGCTTCACTTGGCCCTGTTGTAATCTCATCACTGTTTGGATAACCAAAAACTGCAAGTAAAGGAACTGAACTGATATGCAGAATATTATCAAGGTCACTCTGTATCTGATAATGCTTGAGGTTCAATTCTGCAATATCATAAAGAGGGCTTCGGCTTTCGTAATAACCAACTCGATTTGAATAGGCAACAGAAAAAGGAATCTTATCTTTTATGCTCATTTCTCCCTCATCATGTAATTTATATTCACCTTTTTTATCTTTTCTATGTATCTCAAACCGCCCAGGCTCAAGCACCCTGATCTGCTTTACAATCTTCTCTCCATACTTACCATCAGGCTCAACAACGTGTTCCATTAATCGTAATTGAGTAAGCTGTCTTACACCATTAATAACTTCTGTCCTCCATCCCAGAATATTTTTTGGCTCGTATGTCACCCAATATGGTCTGACTTTTTCTCCATCTTTTGGTGCATCTACAAGAACACCACAATGACCATAAGAAATAACTGTTCTTGCCGTAGTGTAAAGCCACACATTCAAATCATCGCCCTCCAACGAAACGTCAAAAAGCTGCTCCCTTACTAAATCAGAAACACCATCAAGCCGAACAGGTTTTCGCACCAACATTCCAGCTAACATTTTCTCGATTCTCTGCATGAAGGGAACTACATTGCTCCTGGAGAGTCTGCGATCATAGCTATCGTCCACCTCACGTTCAAGTTGTGGAAGATATTTTCTATGTTCAGATCTAATTTTATATGTTCCCTCTTTCAAATCTTCAATCAAACCCCAGAAATTTGCCATTCTCTGGTAGGCAGCATTAGGACTTGCAACCGTTGTAGGAGCTAGTGTTACAGGCTGATTGTAAATATTCAGAGAGCTATACACGGTTTTTCCTCATAGTACCATTACTTTTAATATATTCTAATCCCTGTTCGCTTGCCTGCCCTACCATAAAGTAAATTAAATTCTCTAAAAATAAGATAGCCAAGCGCATCGACATGATGGTCGTATCCATTCTGTTTATCAGGATCGCCTGTCTTTTCATCGTAGCTCTGCAATTCGAGGCACTGAATTAAACGAGTGCAACTGGCATGAATCGCCAAACGTCTTTTCCCTTTGCCGTTCTGTAGTAACGCATTGACGGTTGCAACTCGATCTTTGATAAAGGGGTTGCTCTTGAGAGCCATTGAACTGAAGCCGTAACTTTCGAGGATTGCAATGTCTGTCTTTGATGCGTTAATCGTTGAACGTGCTGAACCACTAGCGTCAGGGTAAACTAATATTCTGTTTGAAGGATAGCGTCTGAGCAACTCCTGTGCCAACGCATCTGTGTCTTTTTGTTTTGATATTTCATCAATGATCACCAGCTTGTCACCATCTCTCACACCAATAACGCAGTTGCAGTTCATCACATTGAAATCTATGCCACAAAGTAAAGTCTCCATCTTGATGTCAAACGGTATTTTGTTGATGACATGATGCTCCCTGGAGAACCTGTTATAGACTTGTCCGCTGGTTAAATTGACCCACTGTCCTAGCAGATAAGCTTTGATCAACTGAGGTGGATAATTCTCATACAAAGATGGAATAAATGTATCGGGCAGATAAGGATTATCAGCCGTCTTTGCCTGGATCAATGCAGTATCAGATTTTTTATTTTTTTCAAAAGTTTCAAATGCCCAGCCGTGACCTTCGGGAGTTGTTGTTGCATAAAACTGCTGAACATTACCAGATCTAAGTCTTGCTAGTGCCATATTCATTGCACTCTCCGCATCTCGTTTCGGGATAGTGTCTGCCTCATCAAATCCAACTGCACACAGGTTTTGGCCTCGCAATCTTTGATATGTAAGCATTGTCCTTAACAAAATAGTATGTGTTCCTTCTTCCCAGGAAAGTTGATACTCAGGAAGCGGTGATGCTCTGAATGTGTAAGGTATTTGCCATTGATCTAATAATTCATTAAATGTACGAATTAAAATGTCTCTTAGCATCGGTGCTGTTGGTTGAAAAACAGCAGATACATGACCGATATTTAGACAAGCAAGCATCACAGCCTTTGAGCATAAGGCATAAGTTTTACCAGCACCAAAGCCACAGACTAGAGCTAATTTTCTATGATCCATGTCTTGGCAGAACTTTGCCTGATGCGGAAGTAAACCTTGATAAATTCTTTCTATCGTTTCTTGCGTTGTAGGAAGATTATATGCACCAATCTCATATAAAACTTTCCCAGGTTGAACTGTATCTAAAATGCTCACGAAATAATCTGTGCAAGTCTAGCTGCTGTATTGATTGCACCAAGAGCAATGTGTAAATGACCTTTTTCTCTTGCTTCCATCTGTAGCGTTGCAGCCTGCGCTAAGAGATTTGCCACCATTTCAGGTCTTTCCATATCCCAATCTGCTTTCATCTCGGCTCTGGCTATCTCTAAATACTTGTCAGCTGTTTTAGAACTGACCCCCCAATTTTTGGAAGCATATCTAACGCAATCGGATCTACGGCCACCTCTAGCGATGATCTCGCCAAGCTTGCGTGACCTAATAACAGTTTCTATTTTTGTACCTTTTTTAGCCATTACTTAGATGTTACACGGAAAAGCGAGAATATGAATATTTCTTAATTTTAAGACTCATTTGAGATTAGGTAGGTGTTCCCACGTTCCCAATGTTCCCACCTTTGTACCAAACTTACCTCGCGTTATATTTATCCCCTATATCCCTATAATATACAATATATATATTTATATACTATATACTAGGAACATAAGGAACATATATATATAGAGTAGTTATAGAAAGGGTTTTGAGCGTTCCCGAAGGTAGGAACAGGGTAGGAACAGTAAGGAACATCAGGATGATTTTTGAAACCAGACCCATTTCGGTGTTCCCATCACTCTTTTCTTTTTTCGATCATATTTGAGACTCCTTAAGATTTGACTTACGGTCATCATGTCACTTTTTGTTTGTCTTTCGATAGGTTTTTCGATGGCATCTGTTAACAAAACTTCAATAGTAATATCTTTAACTGAGTTTGACGGATCATTCAACCAATGACTTATAACAGATGACCAGGGAGAATCAACCATGTATGATAAATTTTCCTTTTCAATCTGATGTTCCTCTTCGTAAGAAAGAAAATGAGGTTCATTATTTTTGAAGGCGTGAATCGCACCCGACCACAGAGCATCGCGCTCAAGCTGTAGGGAATCAAGATCAATAGATTTCGCAGTGCAGGGAATAACATGAAATCTCCGATTTCCTGTGTCATCTATCAACAGACCTGATTCTTTGTTACTGCTTCCTACAATAATGCCACGCCTAGGCCATTCTTCTACGGCTTTACCATAAGGAACTCTAAGAAGATCTGTTGACCTTGATAGAAAAGCTTTTACCACCCCTGCGTGTTTTCTTGATGTGATGCCATCAATTTCTGACCATTCCATTCCCCATGATCGGTGAAGTACGAGGAGATCATCTTTTGAAGAAATATCACCAAGAGCATCTGAGAAGAAGGGGCCGAAAAGGGTTTGCCAGAATGATGATTTTTTTATGCCTTGAGAACCCTGCAAGACGGTGGCGGTGTCATGTTTACAGCCTGGCATATAAACTCTTCTTACTGCATTTATAAGAGTGAGTTTAAGCATGGTGTCATATATTGTCGGTTCGGTAAGACTTTGATCCTGTGGTCTTAAATATGTTGATGCCAAAGATTCAATGTAAGCTGGTTGGATTTCGTTGTAACAGTGATCAAGATAAAGTTTTACAGGATCATATTCATTTTCATGAGCTACTTTTAGGAGACAATCAACTGCCATTTCTTTTGGCACTTTATAACCAAGTTCTGCAAGAGTAAGATAAAAAATTTCAATATTTTTTATAACTTTGCCATCCATTTCTATTGAATGAGAAAAGGTATTAAATCTAATTTCTTGTTTAAGATTGCGTAAAAAATTTATAAGCTCCTGAGATGTAAGTTGTTCTAATTTACGAGAAACAGGAGTTGATTCTTCTTTTGGTTCTATTGATGTTGGAAAAATGCGTGGTGGTGGAGTCCAACCATCTTCGGATGCAAACTTTTGAAGAGTACCAAGAGAAACCCCTGATGATTTAAATGATGACCATTTCTTTTCACATTCTCCTGATTTATATTTGCTGTTTTTTTGTGATAGCTGTTCCCAATCAAAGAGGAGAGAATCATCGCCTACTGAATGAGCAGCCATACCAATTTTGACCCATGTATCGTAGTCATCTAAACGGTTTGGATTTATTGATTGGAGAAGGGAACGTGCTTTATCTGTATCTGAGTTTAGAGTTTGTATCTGTGGTGCTTTTTTCTTTTTCGGCTCCATCATCTTTTGGATTATGGCAAAGGGAGCTTCTGCTATTTCAAGATCAGAGGGTGAACGACCATCCATCCACCTGTAACCGTCAGTTTTTGGATGTTTACCAGATACTATGGATTGCGTACCATTCCACCGCAACTCTATTTGTTCAACAGAACCATCCTCATCTTTTACCCCTGTTTGAAATTTGCGAGTTTTTATCTTTGACCAATATTTTTCTGGAACTTGGTAAATTATCTGAAACCTACCGACCCGACCTGATGTGACCATCCATGATGGTGGGAGTGATGATAATGAAAAACCCCATTCACCTAATATTTTTGCAGCTGATGGCCCATCATGATCTAGGAAAAGCAGGCCACCTGAAGGAGTTCCACAGCATACACCGATACCTGTAGATCTTTTTGCGACAAGCTCCTTAAACAGTTGTGATTGTTTAAGTGGATTGTTTTGCCAATCATTTTGATAAGGTCTTTTATTTTGAACGGCAACAAAACCCCAGTGCTTGGGAAGGCCAAGCAGTTCTTCTTTTATATCCATTGTTATGCAGCCTGCTCCATTCTTTCAGCAACAATAAGTCTGAGTAAACAGGATCTGGATTCAGAACCTTTGTTATCATCAAGCCATTTTATCTGACCCTGCGAGAGTTGAATATTGATAGTTTTTAAAATTTGCTCTTGTTCCATATCTAGGGTTGTTTATGTGTAACTATAGGGTAAGATACCACCATATACAGTATGGTCAATGGTTAGATTACGAGACTATCAAAAAGTGGCGAGCAAAAAGTTGACCAGGCTTTGTCAGATCAAGAAATGTGCATATCTAAGTGGCGAATGTAGAACAGGCAAAACAATGGTGGCACTGTCTGTTGTCAGGAATATGGCACTTGAAAAGGTGTTGATTATTACTAAGAAAAAAGCAATACCAAGTATTGAGAGTGATGTTGAAAAGATGAATCTTAAGAGGGTAGTATCTATAACTAACTTTGAACAGTTAAAAAATTTTAAGGGAACAAGCTGGAATATGATCATCGTTGATGAAGCCCATAGTGTTGGAGCATTTCCAAAACCATCTCAAAGATATCAAAATATATTGCAACTTAGATATAACAGTATCATTTTAATGAGTGGAACACCAAGCCCTGAAAGCTTCAGCCAGCTTTATCATCAATGGTCTTTAACACCTTTTCTATGGAGTCATTATCAGAACTTTTACAGGTGGGCCAGTGATTATGTGGATGTGAAGGAGAAAAGAGTTGGTACTGGTATTGTCATAAAAGATTATTCAGAAGCCAAGCAAAGCAGAATATTGAAGGATATTGAACCTTATACGGTACAAATGACCCAGAAGGAGGCTGGTTTTACTCAAGAGATTGAGGAGGAAGTGCATATGGTAAAGATGTCGAGAAGAACATACAGGTTAGCATTGAGGATAATCAAAGATGGTGTTATCGGCAGCCCAACAGGAAGATCTGTCGTTGCAGATACTGGTGCAAAGGTGATGAGCAAATTACGTCAGATTTATAATGGTCATGTCATAACAGAAAGGCATGGAGCAATAGTTTTTGATAAAAGTAAAGCTGATTATATAAAAAATAAATTTAATGGAAGGATTGCCATTTTATATTGTTTTATTGCAGAAGGCAAAATGCTAAGAGAATATTTTGGAGATAGGGCAACAGATGACCCTGATGTTTTTAATGCTGTCAGCGATTCTGTTTTTATAGGTCAGGTCAAGAGTTGTAGAGAAGGGGTTAATCTGAGCAGTGCCGATCACTTGATTTTTTTAGGGATAGATTATTCTGCATTAAGTTATTTACAGGGTAGAGAGAGGGCAAGTTTTCTCGGTAGAGAAAGAAAAAATAAAATCCATTATATTTTTGCAGAGAAGGGAATCGAGCCAAAAGTATATGATGTTGTTAAATTAAA